GTGTTATATCCAATGTCTCTGAGGTTTAAATACCCGGCGCGCCCGGACAAGCTGACCAGTTTGCCCTGCCAGGCGGCGTGCGACGGCCGGGCACCCGCATGCGCGGTAATCTCCATCAGATCGCAGCCCATGTCCTGCGCGTATGCAAGCCCGATCTGGCCGGTGGTTTGGCCGACCCCGGTGAGCACCGCCCGGCGGACCGCTACATCCAGTCGGTCTTTATGGCCGCTGGGATAGGATACCCACGCACCTTCTTGCGCGGCGCTTTGTACCGCGTTACGGATTGCCGTTGCATAGTCAAACGCGCCGCTTTCAATTTGCATCTCCGCGAGCGTCGCAGCGCGGATATATGCCTGCTGTGCCTGGCTTGCGGTTGTCATTGTGAGATTGCGCAGATAGCCGTTTGTTTTGCTCAGGCCTGCGTTCAACACGCCCATAGCTGCGGGGGACATATTAAGCGGCAAGGGGGACCTGCCCGCGGCCTCATATATCGCTGCATCGTTCCGCGCGGCCTTGATTCCAGCATCCTCAAACAGGGCCCTAACCTGTGCTTCTGACGTATCCGATATTTTAGCGACTTCCCCGACGACTTCATCATAAAGGAGCCCATTGTCTTGCGCCCGTAGGACCTGCCAGCGGGCGGTATCCGTGACGGTCCCTGCTTTGACGAGCCGCCGGACAATATCCCTAACAATGGTCTGATCCAGCGCAGAATAAAGCTCGACAATATCATCGGGAACATGGTCGAGATAGATGGGGTCAAGCATCAGGCAGCACCCTCAATAATCGCTTTAGCCTCTTCTTTGCTTACGCCAATTGCGGTTGCGATAATGTTAATTGCCTGCCCCAGCGTTAGGGAACCTGCGGAGTATTGTTCCATTACCGTAAGCAGAGACTGCGTTTGTGCACCATTCAAGCTTTTACCGGCTTCTTTCTGCGCAGCTTCCTCTACTGACGACTGAGATATATTTGGATCATGATCCGTGTTGCGCGCATCAACATTGCTGAATCCAAACGGGTCCATGAGACTGCCACCGGCTTCATCTGCGATCGCCATTGCATCATCCTCGCTATACCCTTCAAACTCCGCAAGATACCGCCACATGGGAAATTTGCCCGCCTGCACATACTGCCAAAACAGTTGCTTGCGCGCGGCAGGATCGTTGATGATACTGTCGTCCCAGTCATAGGTTACTTCGTAGGCGCCCGATGGGGCCAAATGATAGGCGTTCGCCAGCTGGTCCATTGCGTAGACCAGGTCGTCAACCGCGGTCTCAACGGCGCGCTGGATGCTTTTGATTGTGCCGTAGGAACGCTGTTTGCTGGCTCGTATCTCTTCGGCCGTTTTGTCGACCGTCTGAGGATCGGATAGTGTTCCGTACGCCAGACCGCAGGCAAACTCAATGCGCTGCAGGATAGCGTTGAAGCCCCGCTTGATGGATTCGTCGCGCAGGGCAGGAGCGAAAACGCTGTAAAAATTCGCGTCCTTTGAGTTGTGGGCGCGGAACAGACGCTTTTTCCCCTTTGGGAGGGTTTGCTTTCCGTCTTGCCCGGTCTGGAGGTAGTCGGCCGCCGCGTCAATGGCAAGCTCACCGCCCTCAAATTCCCATAGATAACGCCCGTATTGCTCATCCGCATTCTGAATCAGATCCTCGGCGCCCGCAAAAATGGAGACGCCAAGGGGGGAATGCCGGTCAATCCGGTTTGCAAACGGCATTTTCAGGTACCCGAAGAGTGGACGATCTACACCAGGAAAGGTGACTTTGGGCGCAATCTGTTCCCATTCTGGGACGGAATCCAGTGGAATCTCTTTGCCAAGATCCATTGTGTTGCTGCTGGAAAACGCTTTATTCTGTACAACATGCATCCCAGCAACGTATTCGTGCCGTTCCAGGCGCGTGTATACCGTGTTCCGGCGGACAATTTGATCGACGAAGATCGCCCCGGTCATCCGGCTTGAGGTGTCAAAAGAGGTAGGATAAAAGCAATCACCCTGAACCGCGTCAATCACAATCCTGTCATCACATACATAAGGCTTAAAGATAATCCCTCCCAATGCTGCAGCAAGTTCTACGTTATTCTCCAATGACCCCCTGAATGGATCGAGTTGCGTGTTTAAGTATTTCGCGCGCTCGCTTCCGGCAACAGTCAGTTTTGCTTCCATCGTCACCATGCGGGCAGCTTCCGCTGCGATCCCGGCAGGAAGACCAATGCTTTTGATCTGTTTTCCCGCCCAGGGCGGCTTGCCCTCGTATTCAGAGGCCCATCGGGCAATTGCACTCTCCATTTTGCTGGAAATAATAACGTCCACGCTGTCACTGCCACGATCCTCCCCAAAGAGGGATGCAAGCATCCGGCGCAGCCATTTCAGCATTCGTTCAAACATGCGGGTCAAGCACCTCTTTTCCATTCGGCCCAGCGGAATTCGCGGGCCAATATCGTATAGCAGAAATACCGGATATCATCCATTGCGTGGTCATTTTCTTTCAAAACAGTATCGGAGTTCTTTTTCTCGTCCCATCTGTACAGGCCAAATTCCCGAATGGTGTCTTTGCACGATTCGTGGATCTGGATCATTCCCGCGCTGAGCAAGGAGGATGTAACGCGGATTCCGTCAAGCACGTCGTTGTCTGCGTCCCAGGCGGGAAACTTCCCGTGACGGCGAATCGTCTCCAGAAAGCTTGCCGCGGATGGGTCAACGATTACCTTGCGGATATAGTAGCCTCGGGCAAAGGATTCAAGTGCCTCATAATACTCCTCATCCGTCTTCTGCCGGCTCTCTTTGCGTGAATCGTAGTACCATTCCTTAATTCGGGTGGCACAGTTATTCTGCACACACCAGAGGCCCATCGAAAACGGGTTGATCGTGCCATAGTCGATGCTGATATAAAACTGGCCGTCCATGCCGGTGGTTGGGCCGTGCAGGATAAAGGCGTCCGGATTGTCCGCAAATTGCCAATAGACCCGGCCCTCTGCGACAACCCATTCCCCGCGAATATACCGGTCGTAAAAAACACCGGAATACATGGATTCGTAGCGGCGCTTGATCTCGGCCGACAGGGAAAGGTTGTCCTCCATCGTAAAGTGCAGGTGCAGCGCGTTCTTTTCCTGCGCCTTTAGAATCCACTCCTCATAGAACCAGTGCGACGGAGCCTCTGGGTTGCAATTGAACCAGAACCTAGAGCCTCCCACCGAGCATCGGGCAAGTGCCTGCTCCACAAAAGAACGCGGCATAAGTGCAACCTCGTCAAACAACACGCCTGCGAGCGTCATGCCTTGGATCAGCGCATAGCTGCTCTCGTCCCGGCCGCCAAAGAGAAAATACCGGTTCGCCCGTCCGTCAGCGGTAATGGTCAGGAGGTTTTCGCTGCGCCGCTCGGATAAAGTAAACAGCCCCTCCAACCAGTGGGGGAGCTGAAGGATCACATTGCGCCGCAAGGATTCGATTGTTTTGCCGCAGATGGCGAAGTTTTGCCCGCTGAACTGTGTCATACTCCACAACACGAAACCGACGGACATAGAAAGCGTTTTGCCGGATCGGATGGAGCCATCGCAGATCAATGCATCATGGTGCTTGTATTGGTCCCAGTTCCACCAGCACAGTGTTGCCAGTTGTTTTTGACTGAAAGGTTCATAATGCATTTAATCACCGCTTTTCGTGCTTCCTTGGAT